CCCCCAGTAGCAAAGAAGCCAAAGAGTCAATGCGAGGCGACACGGTAGTAAGTGAGTACGTAGCGGTACCCGCGGTAACAGGCAATGTAGCTGTGGTCTGCAGAATTTGGTTTTGCTTAGAAATATCTACTTGTGCTTCGTTAATCCAGCGTACAATATCAGCGTCTGTAAGTTGTACACCTGCTTCGTCACCAAAAGTTCTTTTTACAACGTCGTACACGTCACCAACAGTTTTAGTGGGGGAACTATACGTCATCTTTCAAACTTCTTTCCGTTGTGAGAGACTGTGTGCTTCTTATCCCGTCCACCGGAAGCCAAAAATTCGATATGTTCGATTCTATCCTCAATTTCGTCTTGTTGTCTCTTTGCCTCCATTAATTTTTTGGCGTTTTCTTCAGATTCAATACGCTTCAAAATGTTGTCGGCACCATGACGCACTGTGTCGCCATCAAACAACCAAGCAATAATTTTGTGCGGTTCCTGCATATCTTCCGGCGACAAAAAACGCACAATATACTCGGGCATGTTTTCGGGCTTATCGAGGATAGCCCAAGGTTTTTTCTTTTCTTCAGGTTCCGTACGGTCCTTTTCAGGGATGTACACAAGAGAGTAAGTAGGTTTTAAGTCCTGAAGTATTTGTGCCATATGAATATGGTCTTCGCTGACAAATTCTCCGAGGTCAGAGTTCCATACTTGATTTGATTGTCCTAATGAAATAGTCATGGCGCTAGTTTAGCTTATGCCCCAGCTAATTGGCCCCAAGTAATAGTAGATTCATTGACCCACTTACTGCCGTCGTAAACAAGAAAATCTCCGTCTGCCGCGGAAACAACCTCTACGTTATGTAATTCGTCTATTGTGTCGCCAGGCAAAGCTCGTACAAGAATACGACCAGAGTTTTCATGCACCCTCGACACAGCAGCAATTGGCTTGCTCCAAGCAGGAGCTGTCGGTTTTGTTACCGTTAAAGTTCCGGGGCTATTAGGGTCAACGTACAATAAACTGCCTAAAGCCCAGCCAGAATAATCTGTTTTTAAATGGGTTACATAGCCAAACATAGCGACAAAACCAAAATCTTCTGCTGCAATGTCCTCAGCTGCAATACCAATAAGGTATTCATTGCTATAAGAACCGTTAGAAATTGCCGGGGTTGCGGTTATCGTGTCCCCTGTAGCTCCTGCAAACATAAGACTTTGGCCTTTAGTGATACCTGCGATTCCCGAAGAATTTTTTACACGAACAACATGTTTTTGACCTACAGGTAAATTAATCCCGTTAATTCCGACAGAAAGAGTGTCAAAGTCCTCATCCCAAGCAATTTGACCGTACTCGGGGTCGTGAGAGGCTGTAGTATCAAAATCAATGTAATCAACATCTGTCAAATTAGCTACAGCAGAGCCATCAAACCCGACAGTTTGAGTACCGCTGTCGTAAGTGATAGGTAAGGTGGCAGCAACTACCCCAGTAGGCCCTGAGGGGCCTGCAGGCCCGGTGTCTCCTGTGTCGCCTTTAGGTCCGACAGGTCCCACGCTAGCCGCAAATACAGTGCCGTCAAACAAGTACAAAGTGTCGTCGGTAGTGTCAAACCAAATATCTCCGGTAGTTGGGGCCACAGGCTCTTCAGTACCGACAGTTACCGTAACTCCTGTGCCGCCGCCTCCCCCTTCGCCGTTAACCCACTGCTCTAAAGCTTCGTCGTAGACAAGAGTCTGCCCATCTTCTAAATCAGTTAAAGTAACTGTGAGAATCTGCTTTCCTGCGTTGTCTTTGTAAAAATTCCATTCATAATCTGACAGGGAAAAGCCTTCGGGCAACGCAGAAACAGCCTGGTAAAAGAGAAACTTATTTTCCATGACACTCCAAAAGATGATGGCCCAACCCCATTATAGGGGCTGGGCCATCATTCTGGCGAGGGGGTTTAGGCCTCAGTGATGTCCTCGATGCAGCCGTGGCTGTTACGACGGTCAGTACCAAGCTCGTGGTATTCAACCATGCGAGCGTAGTATGCGTCGTAGTCACCGTTCGAGTCACGAACCTGCTTCCACATCGACCCATCGCGGTCAATGAAGTGCCATTCCTCATCACGGTACATGGTCAGCGCGTCTTCGTTAATAAACCACTGCTTGTTGAGCGGTGCATCAACGTCAGCCACAACAGGGATTTCTCCGCTGTCAGTGGTGAACGCAAGACCGGAGAATCCACCCGTGAACTCCTGCGTGTTAACCGTCTGGCGCAGCTGCGACAGGAGGTTAAAGTACGCACGGCGAACACCGAGCGACTGCAGGATAAGAGTGGTGGAGCCACCCTTGGTGCGGATGTTGTCAACCATGTTAATCATCAGGCTCTCCGACAGTGCGCGGTTGGTGCCGCTGTTGGAATCAACAGAAGCTTTCCACTCCGGCTCAGCCGTGGGGTCGATGTTGTAAAGCGTCCCAGAATCGCTGACAATTGCAGCAAGACCAGTAAGCTCACGGTTACCAGCAGCTCCCACACCTGAACCGGCGCGAACGATGATGTCTCCATCAGCGAGGGCCGTACCAGGGGTAGTGGTGAAGGTAACGGTTGAAGCAGCCACATCGATAGCCGAAATAACAAGTCCGGCGTTGTCGACAGTGGTTCCCGTCTGGGTGTCTACGACAGAACCAACCTGGAACAGGCGGGCGTCGTAAACGGGGACAGTTGCGCCGGTGTTAGCATCAGAAGCGACGCCAATGGCACCGTTTCCAGAACCGTAAACCTGGCGGTTCATGTCCTTCTTGAGGTCGTTCTTCAGACCCTCGACCTCGTTGTCCAAAGCCTTAGCGAAGGCTTTGGAGTCAGTGTCGGAGAGGCTGATAGCCTGACCAGTCAGCTGAACTCCACCGTATGCGTACTTCAGACCCACACGAGCGGCAGCGTGTCCCTGCTGACCGGGGGTAGGAAGTGCCTCGGACTCGAAACGAGACCCGATACCGCTGTTACGGCGAGTGTGGATGGGGAAAGTAACGTACTTTCCGCCAACTTCGTTGGTGACACCAGAGCCGCTGCGAGTAATACGCTTCAGCGCAACGATTTCGTCGTTAAGCTGCTCACGAATACGTCCCTGGTACACCTCCTTGAGATATGACTCAATGGTTGCAAGGGTTGCACTCATTGTATTTCCTTTCTTAGTTGAAAGGAGACTAAACCTTTAGACTACCGACCCTGTTCAAGTGACGAAGCGATGAGACTTTGCACATCATTCCTCGACAATTTACCGAGCGGTTTTGCCTGTTGTCCTCCAGGCACGCCTCCCGAAGTGGGAAGCAATCTTGGGGCCGAATCTCCTGGTCGCGGTACTGCGCGAATTCGGTTTACTGTTTTATCGACATACTCTTGAGCAATGTCAGCCAGCTTTACTGCCTTTCCACTGCTCTGAAGCTTAAACGCCGCCCGCATCAAAACTTCCTGCACATCGTCCTCCGAAAAGTCCGGGTGTGCAGATTTGAGTTCACCGATTTCCTGTTCAAGAGCGGCGTCCGCCTCCTGCTGAATTTTTGCTTGTTCTTGCTGTGCAAGAAACTCCTGCATTTGCTGTTGCTGCTGCTCCAGCTGTGCAAGACGCGGGTCAACAGGGGTTTCGCCGTTCTCGTTTGTAGCTTCCTCTTCATCTACCGCATCCTGCATTTCTTCTGCAGTCTCCGGCAGTCGACCATTTTGCTTAAGGAATTCACCTAGAGCGTTGTAGATAACTTCAGGCTCCGTGTCGAGTCTCTGAGCAATAGTTGCATAGTTTTGCAACTCCTCCGCCGAACCCAGCTCGCTGTACTGCTTAAGCTGCTGGTTTAACGAAGAAATGCGAGATTCCGCATTTTTGTCAAAGTTCTTCAAGTCGTCCTGAATGTTATGGAAACTAACAGGGTCGAGTTTTGAACGCAATGAATCCCAAGCAGGATTTCCTCCCGAATCGTCGGTTGGCTGCTCAGTTGTTTCCTCTACGGGCCCTGAAGAATCTACAACCTCCGTCGAGGTTTCTGTCTCTGTACCTATAGCTTCGTCCATTGTGTTCTCCTTTTCGCCGTACCTCCCAGTGAGGCCCTAGCTATTAACGGATTTAATTGTACTGTATTTAGTTATCAATCACGCAATTTATTAGGAAAGAGCGTGAATCGCGTACGTCAGGTCGTTATAGGTCATTGTCAAGACCTTGGCGTCCGTGTACGTGGTTGCGTCGATGGCCTGAATTTCAGTTTTCAGTTCATCGATGGTCTTACGACCATAGTTTCTAGTGGGGCGATACTCTTGCTGAGGAAGCGTATCCGCCACAACATCGAAATCTGCCATGGTTATACTCCTTGTTCAGGGGCCATGTCGGGTACAGCCCCATTAGGAGCCATCATAGCACCTGGGCCCATTTGAGGACCACCCTCAGCGCCTTCGACAGGGGGCTGCCCAGCCATCATCTGGGCCATTGCACGCTGCTGCAGAATCTGCTCATGCTGGGCCACATGGTCTGCGAACTGAGCTTTCAACTCGTCAGGCAAAATTTCGTACTCTTGAGACATACGGAATTTATTGTGCGTCTCAATGTGAACCTCGTGAACATCGAAATCATCGACAGATATCACAGCAGGCGCAGGCATGTTTTGAATCTCAGCCATAATGTTGGGGTCCTGCAAAGCTTCTGGAGGCAACCCCGCCATAATCTCGCTCATCGTCTCCATGCGCTTAGCTTCAATCTCTTCCAGCGACATCATCTTCATTTTGATGTTTTCCCGCTGAGCTTTACGCTCCGCCACATTCATTGTGTCCATAATCTTTTGAACACCGCCGACCTCAAGCATCCGAGCAGCCGTAGGCTGGTCAATAATTCCGACAGAGAACATGTCCATCACGCGGGCTTCTTGAGCAGCTTTAGACTTAGCAAAGCTGGAGCCCGGCTCAATACGAATGTCCGTACCAGAAGCAATATCGGAACCCTGCAACTGCATAGTGTCGAAAGCTCCGTCCGCACCAATCGTACGAATCTTGCGGGGCAAGTCTACATACTGCACAAACAGCTCAATAGTCTGCGCAGCAATCTTTTCGACACCTGCTTCAATGCTCTGGAATTGCGGAGTCAAGTATTGGTTAGATGCTTCCTGCAAATACGAAATAGCGGTACCCGAAGTAACACCAGGAGGGGTGTCACCACGCGACACTTCCCGCTCACCTGAAATGTCAACCCAGTCATTCAAGACTCGTTCCTGCTGGTCCAGGTAATACTGGGGCAAAGGCGACAAAGGCAACGGCTGAGGTGGTGCCATACCTGGCTTGTACTGGATAACCAGGCCGGGCTCGTTTGTCAGCTTAGATGGAACAATAGAACCCATTGGTGCGATGAGCTGAGGCTTAGCCATCCGGCGTCCGGCTTCAGAAATCTCTGACCGTAGCCCGTTGTATTCTTTCTGAAGCTGCGACAAGTCCACAATGGGGCTATCAGCATAAAACGTTGCTGTCGGAATGTGCTCAAACTTAGTGAATGGGTACATGCCGTGACCGTAAGGGAACCCGTCACGGTGAACGCTGATGAGAATATCGTCAACACTGATAATGACACCGCCCTGAGGCAGAAGCTTAGTAGCTCCTGGCTTTACCCAAGTTTCGTAAACAATGACACTATCCGGTGCTTTGCTATTACCCAAATTAAGGTAAGCCTCATCAAGAATCTGGTTAGCAGCAGAAGTACTAGGGGCCAACTTAATGTCGCCAAGCTCTTTAGCAAAGTAATGCTGTGCCCAAGCCACTGGCTTAGTGTACGCATTAATAACAAAAGGCTGGTCTTCAATGTCTTGCTCCC